GAAAATGGAGATATTGAGAATGGCGATTTATTATGTTCTTCTTCTACTACTGGAATTGCTATGAAACAGGATACAGATTTTATTATGAATTATACAATAGGAAAAGCAACACAGGATTATAATTTTACTGGTAATGAAAATAAATTGATAGGATGTGTTTACTATTGTGGATGAAATAATAATAATATAAATTTAATATTAATTTTTAAAAATAAAATATAATATAAATATATAATGCATAATTTAATGGATATGAAAAAAGACACTTTTAGAGCAGTTCTAACAAATTCAAATGATTTAAGAAATGGTGGAACAATATCAGAACCAATATTTAATTTAAAATTTAATGGAAAACAGAGTAATTATGAATATATTGAGTTATTTGTTGATAATTTTGTATTAGATACTGACGATTTAGCAACATCAATTTTTAATATAAGAGCAGATTTTTATCAACCTAATTCTATATCTGGATACTCTAATGGAGGCAGTAGTGATATAATTGGAAGCGTTGTAAGTTCTAATCACGCAACAAATAGAACAATTGATTTAGGTTTATCATATCAAAATTCAACAGCACCTATTCAAATTTCAAGTATTCCGGATAAAGTAAAAATTACATTATCACCAGCAATATCAAATGATGTTATTGATTTAATAACTAATAATAATTTTTATGTTTTAACTTTAAGATTTTGTGCTTATTACCGATAAATTAAAATATTATATATATATATAAATGGAATTATTAATGAATAGAGATTATCATGAAGCAATACAATTTTTAGATCCTGAAATAAGTAAACAGATTAGACTAGGAAATGAATTATTAAAAAAAATTCCTTTTCCTGAAAAAGAGCAAGGAGAAGAAGAGATTATATGCGGATTATCAAAAAAAGATTTTGAATTATATGGCTCAAAACTAAATTTTAATATTCCTAATGAAAATTTAAAATATATGGAAAAATCATTAATAGAAGAACAGAATTATTTAGGATTAATGGAATTACTAGAAAATCAATATCCATATAATAAATTAGTACCATATATTTTATATTCATATTGTAGAGATATATGCGGATTACCAATAAAAAAATCGGAAAATGATAGAATTAGAAGAGATTTAAAAGCAATTAAAAAAGCTTGTAATCATTTAACCAAGAAACAACTAAAAAAAGAAACAAGAAAAGTTAAAGTTGAATTTTGAAGTCCCCTAAAAGTGGATAATCAATAATAATATATTCGCCATTTTTAGGGGAAATAAAAATATAGTATAGATATATATGGATAAATTAAAACAATATATTAAAATATCTAATGATATAAAATGGAAAAAATATAATAGAGAAAGATATAATGAATATATGAAAAAATACATGTTAGATTATAGAAAAGAAAAACAACCAACAAAAACTAAACGAAAATTAGAACCTAAATCAAAGTTCTTTTTTAATAAAAAATATATAAAAACAATTATAGAATTTAATTAATATGGATTTAAATTTAAATCAAAATTATAAAAAGGTTTTAGATAAAGAATTTAAAAAATTCAAATCTTTTTTATTAGATACTGATGAAAGTTTTTATAGTTATGAAAAAAAAGATTTAGAATGTTTATTTTTATTTAGTATAGTTGATAATACAAATGCTATAAAAAATATTAAAAAAAAATTATTAAATAATAATATAACTGAAAAAAGTGCAAACAGATTTTTTTATTCAATAATGAAATTTAAATATAAAAATGATAAAGGTTTATATTCTTGGAATGAAATTGAAGAATGGAATATAGATTTAGATGAAGTAAAAGAAACAACTACAAAATATACATTAATTTAAAAAACTATTAACAAAATTCAAAAAAAAAATATTATATAATAATATAAATATGAACCCAGATCAAGTTAAATTCTCCAATAGTCCCGTTGAGGCGACCGCTGCCGATTCAGAACTCGTAATTTTCCGTTCTGAATTAAGTGAATATAATCCTTCCTCTAATAAATTCGTAAGAATTAATCTCCCAGTCGCTGATAAAGCTTGGATTGATTTCTCTGATACAACTATTTCTTTAAAATTAACCAATAGAAGTCACAACACCTCTTCTGCCTCTGCTACAACAACAAAAGTAAAAACTCAATTATCAAACTTAATTAAATCCGTAACCTTTTTAAATAGTCAAGGAGAACAGATTGAATATATTAATAATTATAATTTAGTAAATAATATTATGGACGATTACATGGTTTCAGCAAATCATAAAGCAGGAGTTCAGCAAATTCTCGCTGGTGGTTCAACTGATGGAAACCCTGATACTGCTATTGAAATTAATGGTTCTGCGGCAACAACAGAAGCCGATGGAGGTTCTTTAACTCTTGTTGATACTCTAATGACCGGTATTACAAATGCTGGCGTTATGCTTCCATTAGGTTATTTGGTAGGACAGAGCCCAGCAATAATTTTAGAATTAGAAGATCCTAACACCGCTTTAAAAATAGCAACAGCAACAAATGCAGTTGGTGCTTACAAAGTAAGTGATGTACAGATACGAGCCAAACAAGTAAGATTTTCTTCAACTTTCAATATGAATTTTGAGGCTCAACTCGCAGAAGCAGGTATGGCTGGATTAAATTATATCACAACTTCTTATTTACATAATCAAGGACAAATCGCTAATGGTGTTTCAGGTTTACAAAATATTCCATTTAGTGCTAATCCTAGATCCGCCCAATATATTCTCGCTTGTATTAGAAAAGAAACTAATGTAACAGCATTAAATCAATATTCCATCGGCACTCGTGTATCTGGTGGCTGTGACCAATATTCTTGGGAAATTTCCGGTAAGCAGTATCCGTCGCAACCAATAGATCTATCTGATACTAATTACGCACAAGGCTTTTCAAATGTTTTAGATGCTCTTGGAGCTATTGGTGCTGTTAATAGAAATACATTAGTTTCTGTATCTGGAACTAACACTTTATTTTATTCGGCAACAGAAGACACCGCCTCAAAATTCGTCGCTGCATTACCATTAGAAGATTTTAATAGTTCTAGTAATCCTTCTGTTTATTCTGGTGCTAATTTATCAGTTGTCGGACAAATGGCGTTCCGCCCAAAACTTTCAGGAGCAATCACAGGAGCTCATCGTGTAGATTTCTTTACTGCTGTTGATATGTCGCTTCATGTAACCGCCGATGGTAGAATGTATAGTGTTAAATAAATTATTTAATTAAAAATAAATAAAAAAAATTAAAATATATTAATAAAATATATAATGGCGATTGGATACTCAAACATAGACGCTCTCAATACAAGACCCCAAGCATTAAGATTAAATGATATAGCAACAACAATAATAGGATCTAAAAAAAATTATATTACACAAAACCAGACAAATATCCCAGTAGTAAAAGGAGATGCTGTTATAGCAAAAAATTTCACATATAAAAGGAGATTTTCTTAAACCACCACCCATTTTTTATAGATAATCAACTTTATATTTTTTTTTGTTTTTTTAAAGTATAGATGAATAAATATATTTTAAAAAAATCAACTAGAAAAGATAAAAAATACATGGTTCTAATTGATAATAAAAAAGTTCATTTCGGGCAAAAAGGATTTACTGATTTCACAATAAATAAAAATCCTGAAAAAAAGAAACTATATATTAGTAGACATAAGAAGAGAGAGAACTGGAATAAATCAGGAATAGAAACTGCTGGATTTTGGGCTAAACATATTTTATGGAATAAACCAACATTAAGAGAATCAATTTCTGATACTGAAAAAAATTTTAATATAAATATAATAAAAAAATAAATAAAATAAAATAAAAATAATACTATAAAATATATATAATGGGATTATTTGATAGTATTGTAAAATCAGTACCTAAAATTATTACAGGAAAAGTTGTGAGAGATGCCGGAAAAAAAATTATAAAAGGAACAACAAGAGGAATTCCTAAATTAGTAAAAGGAGTAATCCGAACAATTCCAAGACAAATCGCAGAAAAAGCAGGAGGTGTTAAAGTTTTAAGTTCTGCCGTTAGAGGTGTATTAAATACGCCGTTAACTAACTCTCAAATTAAAAATGTTTTACTGGCTTCATATACTGCCGGAGCACGACAAGGAGCAAAAGGTCAAGCATTAAAAGAGTTAGGTGTTCTAGCAAAAGCAACAAAAGGAGTAAGAAATTTATCTCAATTACAATCTGCACTAAATGCTTTGAAAACAGGAGCACAAGCAGAAAGACCTTTAATGAAAAAAGTTTTATCTGCTGTTCTTAAAGGTAGTAAATCATTATTAGGAACTGCTGTATCGGGTGCTGACGATGTAGCAAGAGAAACTGCTAAAAATTATATAACAGGAGAATTAGTATTAAAAGGTTTAGGTGGATTAACAGCATTAGGAGGAACGGCGGGGGGGATTGTTTTAGGAAATAAAATATCAAAAGATTTAGATAAAAAATAAATAAATAAAAAATAAATAAATAAAAATTATTATATTTTAAAATAATATATAAATGGGATTATTTGATAATGTTAAAAATACAATTGGCGGATCATTAACTGAATTAAGAAAGAAAAAGAAAATATCATTAGATAATTTACAAAAAGAAATTGGAGATTATTATTTAGGAAATAAAAAGAATGCTATTTTAAGAAATGCTTTTAAACTATCAACTTCTAATGATACTATGTCTACATTAAAAAAAAAAGTAGAAAATAAAATAATGGATGATGCTTTTAAAATGGCTAAAAAATATGATAAAATTGGAGCTTTCAGACCAATTGGAATGGTGGCTATGAAACAAGACCCGAATAGATTAAAGAAAAAAGCTACTGGAATATTTAATAAATTGAAAAAGGGATTACCTGTGAAAGAAATTGAAAATATTTTAAAAAAAATTAAAATATCAAAAGTAAATAAAAAAATGTTAAAGTAATATATATAATGGAAAACATATCCAATATAAAATTAAAAAAAGCATTATCTTCAATTAAAAAAGATATTAATAGTAAATTAGGTCCTATCTGGAAATTAGATAAACCTAAATTAATAAATAAATTAAAACAATTAAATTATAAATATGATTCTAATAAAAAAATTTTATATACTGATTCTATGATAAGAAAACCAAGAAAAATATATTTATAGATTTAGTTATAATGTAAATCTTCAACATCTATATCTAATAATTCTGATACTTGAATGGATATAACTCCTCTTGTTAATTCTATTAAGTGCAGGTCGCTATGTTCGTCAGCATATTTAACTAAACCATATAATGAAATTATAAATTTTTTTAATTTAGCAATTTCGTCATTTTTTTCTTTCATTCTATTTTTAAAATCTTCGCATATATCCAAATATTCTTTTTCATTACTCATGCTTTATAATATAAACAAACATTTTAATTTTATAAAATAAATCAAAATATGTTTAAATTTAGTCATAATATAGAAAAAAAACCCCAACTATGATAAAAAAACAGCATTTTAATCTAAATATGACTAAATTTAAACATAAAAATTAATTTTTATTCTTAATTATTATCATTTTATAGTTTTATTATCATAATTAGATTTATAACATAGTTTGTTTTTTACTTTCCAACTTCTTTTTTAGCGAGTTCGTGTGCTTGTTCAAAACAAAATCCTTTTAACATTAATTTTTTCATTAGATCTAAATGTTTTTTTGTATGGTGTTTAGAATGTGTTTTCATTAGTTCTTTTTGTCTTACTGATAAAACCTTTTTAGGTTTAAAACTTGGTTTCATAGTTGTTGTTTTCTTTTTATTCATTCCTGTATTATAAGCCATATATATTATATAATTATAATTTATTCCAAAATATTCTTTTCCCTTTTTTTTTTAATTCTAATGCTTTTTTAATTTGTGTTTTATTATATTCTTGGGCGAGTGTTGGTGTTTCTTTATTAATTTTTTTTGTAGGTCTACATATACTAGGATTTTTCCCTTGTAATTTATGGCGTTCTCCACAAGCAGGAGCATCTTTAATAGATTTTACTTTTCCAAGTATATATGGAGTTAAATTTTTCCATTCTTCTTTATTCCATTTAGCAGTACCAGATTTTTTTTTTAATTTTTGATTTATTTTACCACCTAATTTTTTATATGTTTCTAATAAAAACATACTTTTATATGCTGAATGTTTTTTATAAACTTCATCTGCTTTTTTTTTAGCTTTATTATAAATTACTTTATCTAAAAATTTATTCATTAATATATAATTAAATATTTTATTTTATTTTATTTTATTATAGTATAAAATGGGATTATTTGGAAATATTAGAAAAGCATTTAAAAAAGTAGAAAAAGGAGTAAAGCGAGGAACTGAAAAAGTTGTAAAAGGAGTAAAAAAAACTGCTGATGTAACTAAAAAAACATTAGAGAAAGAATTTGAACCAAAAGCATTTGATAAAGGATTTAGAAAAGGTTTTCAAATACCAGCGGATATAATCATGGAACCTCAACGCTTCGTTGAAAGAAATGATCCATTATATAAATACGCCGGAGGATTTAGTCCTCTCTCTTTTGGTTCTTCTATTTTAACAGCTCCTTTGACTTCAACCGGAACTTTAATGAAATTCGCAGTTAATAAAGATATGCAGAGAAAAATCAGACAAGGAGATCCTGATTCTATAATAGATTTAGCGACTGCTCCATTAGGATTAATTCCATTTGGAGGAGGAGGGGCACAAGCAGTAGAAGAAGTAGCAGAAACAGGAGCAAAAACAGGTGCTAAACAAGTCGCCAAAGTAGGTGCTTCAAAAATTGGAAAGAAAGCAGTAAAGACAGGAGCAAAATCTGCTTTATCTAATATAGCAAGAAAAGGAGTTTTTGATGAAAGATTATTAAAACTAAAACCAATAAAAGACATTCCAAAACAAGGTATAGTTAAACAAACATTATCAAAAGCAGAAAGATTAAAACAGGCAAAAGGTGCTTTCAAACAGGCTTCAAAATTAGGTCAATCGGTTAAAGGATTATTTTAATTTATAATAATATTTATTCAGTTAACATAAAATAAATAAATAATTATTTTTTTTATGTTATATTTATTATATATATAAAATGGTTAAGAAAAAAGAGAAAAAAGAAAAATCAAAAAATCTTAATGGTGATGTATCAGAATTAAAAAAGATTTTAAAAAAATTAACTATTAAATATTTACAAGCAGAAGAAAAGAAACTTCCAAAAGAAAAATATTCAAAAGTTAAAAAAAAGTTTATGGATAAAGTAGATACATTAGATGCTATAAATGATTTAAAAAAAGCAATTAAATTATTAATCAGAAAACTAGGAAAATCAAAAGAATTAGATGAGATTAAAGAAAGTTTAAGGCAAATTAAAGATAAACCAACTCCACAACCACAAATAAGCGGAGGTGGTGGAGCACCTGTTATTACAATAACTCAACCTCCCTCTCAATCGGCACCGCAATTTGTTCCATTTCCATTTCAAGGAGGAAGAGAATTTTCAGGATTTACACCAGAAGAAAGTAAAAAAGAAACAGAAGCAGAAAAAAAATTAAAAGATTTAGAAAAAAAAATAAAAGAAGACAAATAGAAAGAAGCCTCAAAAAAACAAAAAGAAAAAATTGATAAATTAAAAAAACCAAAACAGAGAGATCCAAAAGAAAAAAGAGATTCTCCTCCAACAGGTCCTGTTGAAAGATTGAAGTTAACACCACGAGAATTTTATGATTTATGGACTCCGCCTTACATGTCTTTTGAAGATTTTATAGAACAGGATTTAGATGCTTTGAATGAAGATAATGAAGAGGATGGAATAGAGCCAATTTCATTTGAAGATTATATTCAAATGTTAGAAGATGATAATTTTAATGTTGACCCAGAGGGGATAGGAGCAGATGGATTTATAAAAGATGAATATTTAAGAGAACAATTCCCCGATATTTATGATAATCATTATGGAACAACAACAACTCTAAACGCCGATGGAACTATTAATAAAGGTAATGAAACAATAACTCTTCGTGATAGAGCAAAAAGATTTAAACAAAATATAGCACAAGCCAAAAAATTTAATAAATTATTAAAAAGTAAATATAATAAATTAGGTAAAGGAATAAATAAAGTAGGAGTTGATGATTTAGTAGATGTATTAGAAGAAGCACCAGAACTATTAGAAAATATTAAACATCATTATAAAGAGTATGTTCTGCCTACTTATGAATATATTAAAGAAGATGGTTATGAAAAATTAGAAAAACTTGTAAAAGTTGTAAGTACAGGAGCATCTGTATATGGATTTGGAAAAGTTATGTTTAATGGTATAGGTAAAATAAGAGATAAATTTAGAAGACCACCTCCTCCGGATAATAATGATAATAATGATAATAATGACGATACTCAACCACCTCCTCCTCCTCCTGATATGGGGGGCGGTGGTGGTGGTGGTGGCGGTGATACTAGAAGAAGACCAACTCCTCCTCCTCCTCCTCCAAAAGAAGATGAAGATAAAGATGAAGAACCTGAACCAACAACTGAATTTGATACTGCAAATATAATTAATGAATTATCAACTGGAATAAGTATTCCTTCCGCTTCTGATATTTCCGTTAGTGAACCAGTTGTAACTAATATGCCTTTAACTGATAGAATTTATGGTGTTGAAATTCCAAGAGCAACAAGTTTAATGACTGCTGGTGTAGCTATGCTTGGGGCTGTTTCTGCTTCTGGTTTATTAACAAGAAGACTTCCAACACCATTTCAAGAACAAAGATATAATGATAGACTTCAAAGAAATTATGAAGAAAGTTATGCCGATTTACAAGAACAACCAGCAACCGGAATTGGTGCGGATCCAAGAAGATTATTAGAATTTGAAGAAGCATCAAGAAACAGAAATGAAGACACTTTGGATTTATATAGAGATAGAATGAGAGCAGATATTAGAAGTAATACTGAAAGTAGATTAACAGAAAATAGAATGAGAGAAGAAATTAGAAGTAATACGGAAACAAGAGGATTAGAAAGAAGAAGATTAAGAGAATCAGGAAGAGAAAGAGATGCTCGTCAAGATTTAGGAGAAGTTATAAGAAATCAGGCTGCTTTAAGAGATGAATTAGTAGATAGACAAAACATGCCTCAACCTGTTCCAGCAGATTTATCAGCACATAGAGGAGTTAGTTTAGAGGGAAGATTTGCTAGACCACCCGGCAGACCTCCACGCAATCATAAATGGAATGGTGAAACAGGAAAATATGAGAGAGTATTAGCACCAGACCAATCAACAATAAGCTCTTATTTTAGAGTACCGCCACAAGAAGCGATAGATCCTAATATACAGGAATTCGTTCAAGCAGAAGATGAAGCATTTGATGCGGAAGTAGAAAATATAGGTCAAGAACTCGCTGAATTAAGAACAGGAATGGAATTAACACCTCCAACCGAAGAATAAATATCACCTAAATTTGGATAATCAATAATTATATAATAGCCACTTTTAGGGGACTTGTTTTTTTTTGTAAAAAAAATATAATATATATATAATAATGAATGATATAGTTCTTAAAGAAAAATATAATTATATACAAAGACAACCTTTGGAAATTGTAATAAGTAGTAAAACAGGAACAAATATAAGTACATTAGACGGACATAAATTTTTTACATTAGAAACAGAAATAGTAGCAAGAAAAGATGAAAAAATATTATTATATTTAAAAAAAGCATTTATTCCATTTTCATTTTATACATTATCAGAAACTCAAAAAAATAATAAATTAGATATTCAAGAAGTTCAACTAGACGGAACAACGAATGATTACACAATAACAATTCCTGACGCTAATTATAATATTAATCAATTATTAAAACAAATTAAAACACTCATGGAAACAAGTTCAACATTTAATTTTAAATATAGTATAACATATGATGAACCAACAGCAAAAGTTCATTTTTTAATTAGTTCTGGAACTAATATATTAAAAACAATTTTAAAATTTAATACTGGATCTAATAAATTAAATTCTGTTGATAATATTTTGGGTTTTACTGATAGTGCAGATTTAGAATTTACATCAACAACAGAATTAGTATCAACAAATATAGTTGATATGGCTGATGGACTTGATTCAATCCATATTAAATCAAATTTAGTAGGCGATAATATACAATCAACAAGCGAAGATGGAAGCGAATTATTAATAGTTCCAATTGATAAAGAACCTAATTCTATATTATATTTTGATGAAGGTTCTAATCCTTTTAAACATTTATTAAGCCAAGAAAGTATAAAGAGAATTGAAATTAAAATGGTTGATGGAAATAATAATGTAATTGATTTTAATAATGTTCCATATACTTTAATATTAATTATTGAATTTTTATTTAATCCTAATCAAAGTTTATCACAAGATAATAAAAAATTAGAAACACAAGATAAAATTAATAAAACAATAGATAATAATTTAAAATTAACAAAAGCCATTTTAGATGGTTTGAATAATAAAAAAGATAATATAAAAAAGAAAAACTAAATTTTATAATATACATGTTATTTGTAATATAATAAAACAAAAAAATAATATAATAAATATATAGGTTAATATGAAAATATTAGAAAAAGAATCTAAAATAAAAATTAATGGTGCTAAAATGGATACTGCTGATAGACCTAAAAATTTATCTAAATTTTTAAATTATGTAAACTTATCGCTTATTATAGGTCTGCCGGCAAGTGGTAAAAGTTCATTAATAAGGCAATTATTAATGGGAACAAGAGATGATAATTTATATAATGATGTTTTTCATAGTGTTTATTATATATCGCCAAGCGATACTATGAGTTTAAATCTTCCAGAAGATAAGAAGATATTATTAGACCAAGACCCTTTGGAAGAAATTTTAGAGAATATTATACAAAATGAAAAAGATTTAGGAGAAGAAGATGAACCACATCATGTTCTTATAATACTAGATGACGCTGTAAATTTCTTAAATACAAGAAAACAAGCGATGAAAACTTTTAGAAAAATGGTAATGAATGGTAGGCATATTTTAGGTAAGCATAGTAGTCTTCAAACTTGGTTGGTTTCTCAAAAAATAAAAAGTATTCCTTTAACCATTAGAAGTCAAGCAAATCAAATATGGTTTTTTAACAGCACAAAAGCAGAAAAAGAAATATTAAGAGATGAATATACAGGATTAGATAAAAAAGAAGCAAAAAAATTATTTGATTATGTATTTAATAAAAAACATAACTTTTTATTTATTAATTTACAACTTCCACTTAATACAAGATACTTTAAAAATTTTAATAGATTAATGATTGTAGATGAAGAGGAGGATTAATTTCAACTCCCCTAAAAGTGGCGAATTTATAATTATATGTTTTCCAAATTTAGGGGATTTAATTATGAATTAAAATCTAACTAT